CCGTCGAATCGCACACATCCCCGCCCGCCCCTAGTACCGAGTTTGTCGATGCCGCGGGGGGTGGGGGTGAAGCACCTACTGCACCCGGCCTCGAGGCCTCGGACGCCTACGCAAGGGGGGTGGTCGCCGGCGAGGTGGTGGCGCCGCGCCGCGTGCGCCTGGCGTGCGCCCGGTACTTGGCCGAGCGGGCCGACCCGGCCGGCCACGGGGTGGCCTGGGACGCGACCGACCTGGAGCGGTTCCTCCAGCGGTGCCGAATGCAGAAGTTCAACCTGCTGCCGTGGCAACTGCACGCCGTGACCATCCTGCTGGCGCGCCGGCGGGCCGACGATGGCACCCCAGCCACCCGCTACGCGCTGTGGGTCGTCGCCCGCGGCGCAGGCAAGACCGGCCTGGTGGTGGCCCTGCTCGAGTGGATGCTCTTCGAGGGCGCCGAGTGCGAGCTCTGCTGCGTGGCGACCAAGCAGGACAAGGCCAACATCATCCACGGCCGCATTGAGAAGATGCACCGCGGCGAGGACCGCTGGCGGTTCGTGGGCGGCGGCGGGGCGTCCACGGTCGGCATGATCGAGCACAAGAAGGCGACGCTGAAGGCGATGCCCTGCCTAGACACGGCCATGGACGGCATCACGCCGCGGCTGGTGATCGCCGACGAGGCGGCCCGTATGGAGCAGGCCATCCTGCGCGGCATGTCCGCCGTCACCAAGACGGCCACGGGGCAGATGCTCTTCATCACCACCCCCGACCGTGAGCAGAAGAGCCGGGAGCTGTGGCCGTACTGGGCCGCTTGCGAGATGGCGCTCGAGCAGGGGGAGCCGTTCCCTGAGGGCTGGTGGGCGCTCCTGTGGGGCATGGACGCCCAGGACAACGCCGAAAGCGAGCAGGCCATCCGCCACGCCAACCCGTCCGCCGGCGTGCTGGTGAGCGTCCGGGACATCCAAACCAAGATCAGGAACGCCCTGGCAACGGGCGATCCGAAGGCCCGCGAGGAAGCCTGGCTGCAGGAGCTGGCGACCTTCACCGATGACCTGGCCGGTGCGCTGCCGCTTGAGCTCCTGGACCGGGTGTCCGTGGAGACGGATTGGGACATGCTCGAGGGCGCCCCCGGCGTCGTGGCCGTGGACTTCAGCCAGGGCGGCTTCTTCAACGGCAGCCAATGCGACCTCACCAGCATGTGCGTGGCCGTGTGGGACGGCGTGAAGGTCCACACCCGCGGCTACCACTGGTGGGCCGGCGCGGACATGGCCCACGACGAGCGCACCACCCGGCAGCCGCTGAGCCGGTGGGTGGCGGATGGGCACCTGAGCGTGTCAGGCCCAACCATCGACTTCGACGCCGTGGAAGCCCGCCTGGTGGACGTCTGCCGGCGGTACGAAATCAAGGCATTCGTCGCCGACCCGGTCGGCAAGGCGTCCGCCTGGGCCGCCGCCATGGAGCGCAAGCACGGCTGGCGCTGGCACCGGGCCCCGCAGACCATCACTTGGATGGGCGGCGGCTGGGCCATATGGCAGAACTGGATCAGGTCCGAGCAGGTGCGCTGCAAGCCCGACCCGGTGCTGCGGGCGTGCCTGGCGTCCGCCCGGCTCTACGTGGGCCTAACGGGCCTGGCCATGCCGGTCAAGCAGCGCAGTACCTCGAACATCGACGCGGTAACCGCGCAGGTCATGGCCGCCCGTGTCCTGCACGACATGGAAATCATGGGCGGCAGCATGTACGAGTCGCAGCCCGGATTCTGATACCGAGATGAGATTCCGTTCGTTTACGAATCGGAAAGTAGGTTCCGGTCTGCGATAATGGCATTCCCGAGTAAATCTGGAGTAATCCCGACTTTTCCGGGAAGACTCCGACGAGCTTTGGTGCTAGGAACTTTGCGCGCGCTCCGACGGGAGCATTGTGCTGGCGGGGTCTAGTTACTCGACCTTTCTAGACCCGCCAGCACACGCGTTTGCTGTTGCATACACGGCATATGCAACGTGTCTGCACAATCTGCGCGTGAGGCGAGATAGTGCGTACACCCCGTAGACGCGATGCCTGCATAGCCCCTTGATGCGTGAGGGCCACGCGCTAACCATGCGCGCGTGGGCTGGATCGGCTCGTTCCTCCGCCTGTTCGCTCCCGCACCCGTCATCGTGTGGGGTGGCGATCTCGTCCGGACGTACAACTCGGACCTGCTCACGGTGCCCGCCATCATGCGGGCCATCTCGCTCATCTCGACGGACTCGGCAAGGCTGCAGCTCATCGTCCGCCGGCGCGACGGATCGGTGGTCGAGGACAGCCCGGTGCTGGACCTGCTCGAAGGCGAGCAGACGTCGATCCTGAGCGGGTTCGAGCTGCGCCGCTGGCTGGCCTGCAGCGCGCTCACCTACGGCAACGGGTACCTGTGGATTCGGCGCGACATCGGCACCGGCGAGCCGGTGGCGCTGGACCCGGTGGACCCGCCAGCGGTAAACGTTAAGCTCGAGGGCGGCGAGGCCCGCTACCTCATCAACAACGTCGAGGTGGATGATTCAAACCTCATCCACGTCCGCGCGTTCCCTGACCCGCTGTCGCCCTGGCTTGGCGTTTCTCCCATCACGCAGTGCCGCCGCGTGCTCAGCACGCAGGCCGTGCTCGACCAGGTGGCCGAGGAGCTGGCCAAGACCGGCTTCGTGGGCAAGCTGGCCATTGAACATCCTGGCCCATTGACCGCCAAGGCCCGCGCCGAGATGCGCGAGAAGTGGATGGAGCAGCACCACGGTGGCGACAAGATCGGCGTGCCTGCTTTCTTCGGCGAGGGCATGAAGAGCGCCCAGCTCGCGGCGGACGCCGCCGGCAGGCTGCTCGAAGCCAAGAAACACGGGGTTGAGGACGTCGCGCGGGCCTTCGGGATTCCGCCGCAGCTGCTGTGGCAGGGCGAAGGTCGGAGCCAGCCCGAAACTGCGCAGGCCTACGCGACGCACTGCCTGGCACCGTTCTGCTCGGGGATCGACCGGGAGCTCTCACGCAAGCTCCTGCCGCCGGGGCAGAACCTGCACACGGACCTCACCCCAATTACCGTCGGCGACTTCCGCACCGCCGGCCGCGCGTACGCGCAGCTGGTGCAGGTCGGGGTGCTCGCCCCCAACGACGCCCGCCGCCGCATGGGCCTGACGCCCATTGACGGCCTGGACGAGCCCAAGCCCGTCATCAGCGGCGTCGATCCCAACCAGAACGCGCAGGACGCGCAGGAGGACGCCGATGCCGAAGCAGAAGCTTGAGGTCCGCACGGCGGACATCGGCGGCGTCGAGGGCCGCACCCTGACCGGCTACGCGGCGCTCTACAACACGTGGAGCAAGCCGCTGGTGGGCATGAAGGGGGAGTTCCGCGAGCAGATCGCGCCGGGCGCGTTCGACGGGCAGAAGTCGAACGTCAGCCTGTTCTACATGCACGACAGCAAGCAGGTGCTGGCGAACACCAAGAGCGGCACGCTTGTCCTGGAGAGCGACGAGCGCGGCCTCAAGTACACGGCAACCCTCGGGGAGAACGCACGGGACGAGGCAGTGCTCGACCAGGTGCGCCGCGGGCTGCTCACCGAAATGTCCTTCGGCTTCCGGGTCCCGGAGGGCGGAGACGAATGGAAGGGACGCGACCGCACGTTGCGCCGCGTCGAACTTCGAGAAGTCAGCGTCGTGGAGGTGGGGGCCTACAGCGGCACCCTGGCCGAAGCGCGCAACGAGCCTGAACCGCAACCCCAACCCAAGAAGGTACCGACCGTCATGGCCACGAACATGAACATCCGCCAGGTGCGCGCCAAGCTCGCCGAGCTTGCCGAGCGCAAGAACGCCGAGGGCCTGAGCGACGAGCAGCGCATGGACATCGCCTGCGAGATCGACGAGCTGCACGAGGTCCGCACCACGCTGCTCGAGCGCGACGCCGGCGTGCAGGTCGCCGCGACCCCCGCGAAGCGCGTCGCCGAACGCCGCGAGGCGCGCGACGAGTGGCGCGACAGCCGGCAGTACGAGGACGCCTGGCGCGGCTGGCTGCGCGGCGGCCCGGCCCCCGAGCAGCGCGAGATCATCTCGACCGCGAGCTCGAGCATCCTGATCCCGAAGCAGACCGAGGACGTGATCCTGAAGTACGCCTCGGCCGAGAGCATCGCGCGCCGCGTGTGCAACTACCGCACCGTGCGCATGGGCGACGCCACCCTGCGGTGGAACTCGCTGGAGTCCACGCAGTACACGAACGCGTGGAGCCCGCCGGACACCGCCACGACCGCGGCGACGGACATCGACCCCGGCTTCTCCGAGGTGTCGCTCAAGCCGCTCCCGATCCTGCCCAAGACGCAGGTGTCGGAGCAGCTCATCAAGAGCGCCAACTTCGACGTGGAGGCCGAGGTCATGGACAACCTCATGCGCCAGTTCGCCAAGATGACCGAGGCGGGATACATGGCGGGCGTCACGAACGGCCCGTCGAACGCGCTGTTCACCGTCCAGGCGTCGGCGACCAACATCACCACGGCGACCAGCGCCGGCACCACGCGTGCCGCCGCCGTCACCGCCGCGGCGACGGTCGCCAAGCTGATGGACATGCGATACACGCAGCTGCCCGCGGCGTACTGGGGCTCCTCGGCGTGGATCATGCCGAAGGACACCTACGCGGCCGTTGCCGACATTCGCGCGGCGACCACGGGCAGCAACGTGCCCATCTTCGTGCCGAGCTCGGACGCCGGCCTGACGCAGGGCGCCAGCGGCTTCCTGCTCGGCCTGCCGGTGTACGTCACGGATTTCCTGCCCACGCACGTTTCCACGGCGACCACGGGCAAGAACGTCCTGGCCGTGCTCGGCAACTTCCGCGAGTCGTACGCCATCCGCGAGTGGGAGGGCATGACGATGCGTCGTGATGACCTCACCGCCGCGAACAGCGCCCGCATCGTGTTCCGCGGCTTCGGGTGGGGCAACGCCGCCTTCACCCTGGGCAAGGCGATGGTGCAGCTGCAGGTCACGAACGCCTGAGCCTTCTTTCTTCCTCCGCCGGTGCTGGGGGCGGTCCCTTCGGGGGCCGCCCCTGGCTAGAGGTGCCCGATGCTCCCATCGACCGTCGCAGACCTCCGCGGATGGCTCAAGCGCCCGCACACGAACGACGATCCCGAGATCGCCGTCGCGCTGCGCGCCGTCATCAGCAAGTGGAAGCAGGCCACGAACCGCGACGAGCTCACGCTCACCGAGGAGGAGTGGATGGCCATCAAGGTGGAGGTGGCGCACATCGAGGCCTTCCGCGGCGATGACGTGGTGTCGCCGCAGTCGCCCATGTTCGTGGAGACGGTGCGCCGCATGCACAACGGGAACGCGGTGGGGTGACCCATGGCAGGCGTCGGCTACTACCGCCAGGTGCTGACCGTGCAGAACCCGGTCACCTCGCTTGACTCATACGGGCAGGCGGTCGTTTCGTGGGTGAATGTCGGCCTGGTGCGCGGCAACCTTGAGCGGGTGGACAGCGTTGAGGTCATGGATGACGGCGGCCCGGCCATGCGCACGAACTGGGCCATCGAGGCGACGTGGTTCCCTGACATCAGCATGCGCAGCCGGCTGGTGTGGAACGACAACGGCACCGACCGCACGCTCAACCTGCGCGCCTGCCACGACGCCGACGGCCGGCGCAAGCGCCTGCAGATGCAGGCCGTGGAGATCACGGCGTGACCACCCTGCGCTTCAAGGTCGATGATTCCGAGGTGCGCCAGGCGCTCGCCCGCCTGTCCAAGGGCACGGCGCAGCGCATTCAGAAGAAGGCCATGCGCCGCGCGCTCGGGCCGGTGCGCGATGACCTGCGCGGCATCTGGCGCAACGCCATGTTCCGCGGCAAGACGCCGCATCGCAAGGCCATCGCAAGCGCCACCAAGATCGACGTGCGCCGGCGCGGATCGGGAGCACGCTCCGTGATCGCCGGAGAGGTCGGCGTCGTGTACGGCCGCAAGGGCGGTGTTGGTGCCAAGGGCCGTCAGAAGATTTGGCACCTGCTCGAGCACGGGTTCCGGCACTACGGCAACTCGGCCGACGTGTACGAGCGCCGTTCCGTGGCCGCGCAGCAGGAAGCCGGCGCGCGCCGGGACTTCATCAAGACCGAGCGTGACCGCGTGATGAAGGAATTTAAGGGCAACAGCTTTGCGGTGCGCCAGGCACGCGGGCAGGCCATGCGTGCCGTGTTCGCTCAGGCTCGGGACGTGTTCCGGGCCTATGCAGCCGACGCCAAGGCCCGGCGGGACCGCATCGAAACGTTCCGGCAGTCGGGGGCAGGGCGGCAGCTGCGCGGTGTCAAGCTTTCCACCACCTACGTGCGCCGGAACCTCCGGAAGATTCTGCAGGCCATTTCCAAGGAAACGCTGATCGAGGCGCGCGCCGCGCTCAGGGGCAACGCGTGAGCATGTCCACGATCATCACCGCGGTGCGTGCCCGCATGGCGACGGCGAACACCAAGACGTTCCCCGGCATGCGCGTGGCCGGCCGCGGGACGCCCTGCATCGTCTACAACGTGGACATCAGCCACACCATGCACTTCCCGGCCACCGCCGGCACGAAGTCGCACTACATGGTCACGGTGCAGGCGACATGCATCGCAGACACGCTCGACGCCGCACTGGACGTCGCGGATGACCTGGCCGACGCCTTCCTGGGCGGGCCGTTCACCCACACCGCCTGCAAGCTCGTGGCGCAGGAAATGACCTTTTCGACGGGCGCGGAAGTGCCGGATGACGGCCAGCAGGACGCCGAGCGCACCGTCACCGCAACCATCACGCTTCAGGCAAAGGAAACCTAATGGCATACGTCTTTGGATACGGTGGCACGGTCACCATGAACTTCAACGCGGGAGGTGCAGTTACCTATCCCGTGCGGAACATCCAGCTGACCACGGAACGCCAGTCGCTCGACGTCACGCTTGTGTCCGACTACCGAGAAAAGCGCGTGCCTGGCCGCGTCCGCCGCACGGTCAGCTTCGACCTGATCGTGGAGGACAGCACGGCCAACAACGCGTTCCGGGAGCACATCTACCCGACGTCGCTGAACAACGCCCAGGATCGCTCGGTGGTGCTCGAGTACACGGACGAGAGCGGCCAGGCGTACACGGTCACCGGCCACATCGTGTCAGCCGGCCGCACCGACGATGGCAGCGGCATCGCCACGTGGTCCTGCCAGATGGACGAGGCCTGATGCCAAGAGACGTCTCCAGCTTTTACGCGCGCAGCAGGTCCTACGTCGATCCCGACCTGGGCCCGCTGGTTGTGCGCGAACCGACCATGGCCGACTACCGCCGGGCGGCTAACGACCCGTGGTGGTGGGCTGCATGCCTGGCGCTCGAGGATGGTTCGCCGCTGCTCGCCGACCCGGCCGACCTGGGCCGGCTGCGTGCGGACGTCTCCACGCGTTTGTGGGAGCAGGTGAACGCACCAAATTTTACTCAGCCGCCACAAGGCGATTGTGGCGGATCGCAAGCCCCGAGCAGCGGGACATGATGCCAGTGGGAATCGCTTCCTCCGAGCTCACGACCGCCGAACGATGCGAGTACCTGCTCGGCGTCATCGCCTGCGCCATGACCGGCAAGCGGCCCGCCGACCTGTTCCCCTGGACCAAGGCCGGCGTGGCCGACCTCTTCAAGGAGCTTGGCCGTGGCTCGTGAGATGAAGGCAGTCATTCGCGCCGAGGTGGACCCGTCCGGGGTCGTGTCGGGCGTGGCACGCGCCCAGGCAGAGCTGCGCAAGCTGAACGCCGCCGCGGCGTCCACCGCCATCAATACGGGCGTGTCCGCGGCCATCGCGGCCGCCCAGGTCGCCGCCCGGATCGGCACGGCGGTCATCAACGCAGCGCAAACCAGGGTGCAGACCCTGCAGCAGACCACCACGCAGTTCAACGTGCAGGCCGCCAACGCCGCCACGATGGCTCAGGTGGCCGACTTCCAGCGCAGCAAGCGCATCGCCGACGCCTTGGCCCCGGACGTCATACGGGGCATCCAGGGGCAGACGGCAGCCAAGGACGCCGAGGCAGCCCGCATGCTGGCCGACCCGCTCCTGGGGCCGGGATTGGCAAACAGCATGGCCATCGGTGCAGGTGTGGACAGCACGCGCAACTTGGCGGCGGATGAGGCCATCGCCTCCACGGTGCCGGCGTCAGAGGTCGTAGACATCCTCCGCAACATGCAGCAGCTCATCCGTGACCTGGGGAAGCCATTCTGATGGGCACCTGGACCCTCACAGGACCGAAGGCGGAGACGTTCGCGCAGACCCGGAACATGCCGGGCACCGAGCACACGTTCGACCTTGTGTACGACGTCCACTGGACGGCGGCGTCCGCCGTGGACCCGTTCCCGGCCGACGGGAACGACCAGCTGTTCGCCGTCTCGGGCCTCCCGAAGGTGCGCGACCGCGTGCCGGCGGCGTTCCGCAACACCGCCAAGTACATGAAGGCGTACGTGTGCCGCTCGGTCCAGGCGACGCCACGGGCCGAGGGCATGTACCGCTGGGAGGTCCGCTGCACTTTCGGCACCCTGCAGGTCACCGTCGCCGACGAGCAGGCCGAGTACGTGGCCGTCACCCGGCAGAGCGGCGTCCGCCAGGCGCAGGCGTACCGGCTGTCTCCGACGTTCCCGGCCAACGGCAGCGTGACCTGGCCGACGGGCGTGGTGGACATCGCGGGCACCAAGATCGACCTGAACGGCAACCCGCCGACCTACGAGGTGCCGCAGATGACGGTCACCGTGGAGGTGCTGTGGGACCGCACCAAGGTCGTGAGCGGCAACCCGCAGGCCGAGCCGCCGACGTCGAGCTGGTCCACGTACATCGGCAAGCGCAACAACGCCGCCTTCCTGGGCTGCGACACGGGCACGCTGGTGTACCGAGGCTTCAGCGTCTCGCCGGCGCACGAGTGGTACCGGATTGCGCACACGTTCGTGTGGGACGAGTGGTACCACCTCGAGCAGGTGCCGGGCCCCATCCCGACCGGCGCACCCGCCTGCACGTCGGGCGTGACCATCGCCGGCCTGGTCGTGCTGCAAGCCGACAAGGTGGTGTGGTTTCAGAAGTACCAGTCCACCGCCAACTTCTCAAACATCGTGGACTCGCTGCAGCTCGCCGAGCTCACCGCACCCAAGCCGGCCGCCGTATGAGCTGGCAACGCCCCATCTTCCACCGTGGCGTCGGGGGCGCAAGCCGGGCGGTGACCAACGCCTGGACGCGTGGCGCATCCACTGCCCTGGACAACCTCGACGTGCTGCAGTGGGGCAGGGCGGAGATGGCCGCAGGGCAGGTGGTGGACCTGGGCCTCTGCCAGCTCGTGACCGCCAACTCAACCATCAGCCCCAACCGCTGGCTGTACACGGCCAAGCGATTCTTCCCGCCGCCCCTGCCGCCGGCCACGGGCATCACCCCGCCTACCGACCTGACGTTCAGCTACACGAACGTGCAGAACCTCAGCGAGTACTTCAACACCGCGACCATGGTGGACGGCATGCCGACCACCAACCCCGCCGTGATCGTCGGGCCGGTGGGCAGCCAGTGGAACGGCACCTCGTTCCCGACCGGCACCGCCGAGAACCCGCTCAAGGCGATCCTGAACATTTGGGTGGTCTACGCGCTGGACGGCAGCGCGTGGCCCTACTTCGACCGTCCCAACCCCGTCGTGTGCGACGCCCAAGGAGAGTGACATGAGCCAGGTACGCATCAAGGAACCCATCGTCGGCCTCATGGTCGTGCCCGGCTGCGCGCACACGATGACCGTCGATTGCGTGAAGCCCGACGGGACGGCGTTCGACCTCACCGGCTACAGCATCAAGGCCAAGGTGCAGATCGGCCTCGTGGAGGAGACGATCACGGGCACCATCGTTAGCGCCGCCGGCGGCACGTCCACCGTCACCCTGGCGAACGCGAACACCACCGACTACCCGACCGCGACCAACGGCACGATCACGCTGTACGCCGATCCGTCCGCCGGCAGCGAGAACCTGCACATCAGCACCGTGCTGTTCCGCACGGCCAGCGAGGTAGTCCCATGATGGGAAGCATGCTGCGCCGCGGGGCGATCACGACCGGCTGCGCCGCCACCTCCGAGCCCAACCAGGTCGGCGGCCTGACCGCGACCGCGAGCGGGCAGACCACGATCAACCTGTCGTGGACCGCCGACAGCACCGCAGCGCCCAACCAGGCGACCTCCTACCAGGTCGAGCGGTCGAACGACGGCCTCGGTTCGTGGACCAGCATCGCCACCGGGCTCACGACGAACAGCTACTCCGATACCTCGCTCTCCGGGAGCCAGACGCGCTACTACCGCGTGACGGCGTACAACTGCTTCGGCGGCGCGCTGCCGAGCGCGACGGCGAACGCGACCACGGCGGCGGGCAGCCTGAGCGCCAGCTGGTCCATCGACTGGTCCAGCGGCACACCATCGGGCTACACCTTCACCCGCGCCAGCACGGGCACCTACGTGGACTCCTCGGGCTACATCGCGTCGGCGAACACCGACGTCGCCCGCCTCACGCACAACAGCAGCGGCACCCGGCTCGGGCTGCTGGTGGAGGAGAGCAGGACAAACCGCATGACCCAGTCGGAGGATTTCTCGACTGCCAACTGGTCAACAGGCAACTGCAACGTCACGACGGATGCAACGAACGCACCAACCAACACGACCGTTGCTGACAAGGTCGCAGCGAACACCACGAACAGCGCGCATTGGCTCCGTCGTTCCGTGACATCTCCGACCACGGGCACGACCTATGTGTACAGCGTGTTCTTCAAGGCTGGCGGCGGCGCCGTGTCCCATGTGTATCTGCTGCTGAACGGGCAGGTGACGGCAGGGGATGTCAACTACGGCGCGAAATACGATGTCACGACCGGGGCAAGGACCGACACGGACAGCGACAACGCGCCAGCAAACACGGACAGCGCAACGCAGGCCGAGGACTACGGAAACGGCTGGTGGCGGGCGTGGATTCGCATGGAACATCCGACAGGAGCATCAGGACTCCGCGCAATGGTCGGACTGGCGAATGCCGCTACCGGAGCGATTCTTCCGACATTCACAGGAGCAGCGGGAGATGCGGATTTCGCGTACTTCTGGGGTGCGCAGGTCGAGGCAAGCACCACGACGCCATCGTCGTTCATCCCAACCACCACCGCCACCGTCACCCGCAGCGCCGACCTCGCGCACGTCCTTGACTCGTCGATCACCTCCTGGGGCGACCCCGGTGCCCTCGTCGTTCACTTCTACCCGCCGGGTCAGGCCGGGACGCTGCTGTCCACCGACGATGCGTCCACCGCTCAGGTCGGCATCGAGGCCAGCAGCACGACCGCGGCCCGTGCCTTCTGGTCGAGCGGCAGCACCTCGACGGGCACCATCGGCAGCGGCGTGCAGAAGGCCGTCCACTACTTCAACGGCTCGACCTCCAAGTTCTGCATCAACGGCGGCACGGTGCAGAGCGGCACGAACAACCTGACCATTGCGAACACCGACTTCGTGACGCTCGGCGCGGAGGCCACCGACAGCGGCGGGGCACCGAGCGTGTTCAGCCAGTACGCGAACTGCGTGATCCGCAAGGTCGAGTTCTATTCCGGCACCCTGACCGACGCCAACCTCCAGACGATCACCACATGACCGACCACCACCTCAGATTCATCGACCGCGACGAGGCCGTCGCCGTCCTGGCTTCCGTCGGCATCCCTGACGGACCGACGCACGACACCGCCATCGATCACGTCGGCGAGATCGTTCTCGTACCGGCCGTCATGGACGGCGACGAGGAGCTGGAGGCCGCCGTGATCGACACCCGGCACCATGTCAACCTGAGAGTCCGTGAGCCGCTGACGCTCGCGCAGCTCGACGCGCTGGCCCCGTACACCGTGTTCCCCGGAAACCCCGTCCGGGTCTGGGCATGATCCGCGCCGCCGCCATCCTCGCGCTCAGCTCCTGCTCGGCGACCGCCACCATCGCCCAGGAGACGAACACGGTGCGCGCCCGCGCGACCAGCGCGCAGAAGCACCTCGCCGTCGTGGAGGCCGACCTCCACGCCATCCAGGAGGCCGCCGCAGAGGTCCACGCGGCGCTGCCCGGCGCCGAGGACGAGCGTTCGCAGCTGCTCGACACGATCCAGTACGTGTTCATCGGGGGCGGCGTGATGGCGGTGTGCGCGCTGGCCTACTACGTCCTCAACAAGGTGAAGAAATGACCACAGATCAGGCAAGCATCCTCCTGTTCATCACGCTCGGAGTCGCGTTCCTGTCGGGGTGTTCCGTCGGCGCGACCTGGGCGAAGTCCCGCACCACCGCCAAGAAAGGCCGTCGCCATGCCGCTGCTCGCTGACTTCTCCTCTTTCCTCGGCTCCCTCTGGTTCGCGCTGCTGCTCGGCTGCGTCGGCGTCGGCGTCGGCTTCTGGTACTGCGGCAAGAGCAAGAAGTGAGGCGCGGCTGCTGCTGCCAAGGCGGTTCGCAGCAGGAGGGAAACTCCGAATGCGTGCCGCTGTGCACTGGCACGCACGTCTACAACTTCAGCTTCGCGCTGTCCCATGCCGGCTGGTCGCGCGGCACGCCCGGCGTCGAGACGGAGTTTGAGCAGCCGGCGGCGTGCGCCAGCGAGTGCTGCGGCGGCAAGTACATGGAGGTGCGCAAGCGCGAGAACGTGGTAGGCAAGTACACGGGCCGATACCACGCCGATGGGTTGTTCGAACCGACCAACTTGTGCGAGTGCTGCAAGATCGACTCGAGCAACATCGTGACGCCAGGCGGCAGCTGGTCGGCGGACTTCCAGTACACGTACGCCACGAACGCATGGGTGCAGAACAACTACGTGGAGGACTTCAACTACGCGAACAGCCTCGTGGCCACGTTCTTCCCGTGCAGCCAGCACCCGTACGGCACGTTCGCAAACTGCCAATGCCCTGGGCCCGGCGGGTTGTTCGACGTCATCCGCATCGTGGCGGCAGGGGCGAACCTGGTGGACTTTGACGCCAACGACGGGACCGGGCCGTGCGGACTGAACTCGACCAGCCAGTGGTACGCGAACCACACGGCGACGCTGTACTACGTGAAGCCCGTGCCGTTCGCGGCATGCCGAACGCTTGCCGGCACGTACGTCCTGGCGTGCGCCCGCTACACGGTGCCTGAGACGCCGTGGCTGGCATCGTCGCTGGGTACGGTCGGCGGCAACTGCGGCGTCCAAGCCCCGCCGCTCTGCGCGTTCCGGCGCTTTGTGAACGCAGGCTCAAACTGCTGGATCGAGGACTGCGGTGACTGCTGGACAAACGACCCCATCTACTCGTGCGCGTCAGACGCCGGCTTCACGGTGCCGCGCACCATCACCATGGCATGATCTACGGCATCCACGACAACCCGCACCTGCCCGACGAGACGCGCCAGGAGCTGGCCAAGCTGCGGGCCGCGCAGGGCACCCCTGGGCCGGGCCTAGGCGACCTCGTGGCGGCCGCCACCACGGCGGTAGGCATCAAGCCGTGCGGCCAGTGCAAGCGCAACCAGGCGGCCCTAAACCGGGCCACGCCAAACTGGCTGCGGCGCGGCCTAGCGGCGCTTGGGCTTGCCCACGGCCAGCCGGATCACCACGAACAGAAACGCCCCGATCAGGAAGATTCCGCAGCAACTGGGCCCGAAGTACACAAGTAGGCCCATGACCGTAGTGGCGGCATCAGTTAGTTCCTTCTCCTGCATGCAGTCTGTATACTTTCGGTATGGGTCGGGTGCCGAAATGGGCCGCCGATCACCGCAAGGACGTGCGTGATTTCGGGTGTGTTCTCAGCGACCGGGATGACCGGTGGCATGTGGTGACGTACCTAGGAAAGGGCTGGTTCCGGGGCGGCAAGATGCGCTGGCGGCACGGCAGCAGCTTCACGGCCGCGCAGGAGTGGTGCGACCGGGTGAACCAAGAGCGGGTCGCGTGGCGCGCCAAGAGGGTGGCCCGCGGCTTTACATAATCTCGGCCGGGTGCCCGATCACTTCCCGAATGTGATTGACGGGCCACCATAATGTCGATAGCCTGCAGACGGCGCGGCGGAGGTCCGATCTGCAGAAGGTCTGCTAATCGGCGATCCGTCGGTGCCGTTCACGGAGGAACGACATGGCGCGGAGGAACGACGAACGGCCTGTGAAAACAGGGAAAGATCGCATGCAGGTGGGCGTGGACATCACCACGCACGCACTGCTCGGGGCGCTTGCGAAGTACGACGGCTGCAGCCGGGTCCACGTGATCCGCCAGCTGGTCCGCGCCGCCGCGCGCAGCCACTATGGGACGGTCGAGGCCGCCCTGCTGGAGGTGCGAAATGATTGACCTACTAATCATCCTGGGCACCGTGGTGGCGCTGCTGGCGTGGGCGCTCCTTGGCAACCCTGAGCACGAGTCCTGCCGGCCGGAAGGCAAGGGGGTGGGCCGTGCGTGACCCAAACATCGTCGCAGGACTTCGTACTGATGCTGCATTGTTCGGAAAGATGCCGCCACACGCGAAGGTGAACATGAATCCCGAGTTCATGCGCGAAATGTCGCAACTATGGATCGCGGCCGCCGACGAGATCGACCGCATCACAGCCGAGCGCGACGCGTTGCAGGCAGAGCGGGACGAACTTGTCAGTATTTCTAACAAGTTCAAGCGGCAGCGTGACGAGGCGCGCAGAGAGATATGCAGCACGGTCGTGTTTCCATCCACTCCACGGGAGTATGCGACGAAGCGTCGCGGCTGGGACTGCTTCGAGACGGAGGTGGACCGTGCCTGACCCGAACGTGGTTTTCGACGCACGTGGCGAGGGCGGCTTCAGCGGGGCGAGTGCCCCCACCGCCCAAGCCACGGAGCGTGACTTGGCGTTCTACAAGACGCTCGGCGCCGCGCTGCAGCTCGACGTGGACCGCTTGACCATGAAGCAGGCGCTGGCGCTGGAGGTGCTGCGCACGCTGATGAGCCGGTACCGCACCATCGTCGCCGAGTGCGACCGTGGCGCGATGCTCGAGCACGACGCCATCCGACGCCTGGACAACCTGGCGAACGCGGCTTTCCACTCCATCGACAAACTGTTCCGCTGAGGGAGGCGCGATGCGCATGGCGAAGGAAAAAGGCGAGGAGCAGATGCTCCCGCTCGAAGCGGCGCGCCTGTGGTGCAGGGAGGCGCAGCGGATGGGCTACCTGTGGGACGTCGATCAGCACGCGTGGTTCATGCGGTCGCACCTCAACGGCGTGTGGCAGCGCGACCGGCTGGGCATTGTCCGCAGCGAGATCATCTCGGCGGCTCAGCAGGCCAAGCCGAAGGACACGGGCAACCTTGCCCGGTACTTCGAGTACGTGGCCACGTGCGAGGACGGCCTCACCATCACATCCGACCAATGGGACCAGCACCTGTACGCCTTCGGCGCGCCAAACGGCGTGTTCGAGCTGATGGAAGGGTGCACGGTCGAGCCCATCCTCGACCTCAAGGTGAGCAAGATGGTGGGCGCGCCCCCTGGCGGCGACTGCCCGCGCTGGCGGCGGTTCCTGCTTGAGTGCTGCGAGGATGACGCGGACCTGGTGGCGTTCCTCCACCGCTGGGCCGGCTACGCGCTTTCGGCGCTGACCGTCGAGCACGTGATCCTGTTCGTGCACGGGCCGGGCGGCAACGGCAAGAGCGTGTTCGTGGACACGCTGCGCCACGCCTGGGGCGAGTACGCCAGGACGCTGCCCATGGACGCCTTGATGGAGGCACGGACGGATCGGCACCCCGCCGAGATCGCAATGCTGCGGGGCGCGAGGCTGGCCATAGCCACCGAGACGCAGGAGGGCAGGCGCTGGGACGATGCCAAGGTGAAGCAGCTGACGGGCGGCGACCGGATCGTGGCCCGGCACATGCGGCAGGATTGGTTCGAGTTCGAGCCGACGTTCAAGCTGATCGTGGTGGGCAACCACGCCCCGCAGATCGCCACCGTGGACGATGCCATGCGCCGGCGGCTATGCATGGTGCCGTTCAACAACAAGCCCAGCATGCCCGACGCCGGGCTGGGCGCGGCCCTGAAGGCAGAGGCTCCAGGCATCCTCCAATGGGCCATGGAGGGCTTCGAGGCGTACCGGCTGGCTGGAGGCCTGAACCCGCCCGAACGCGTCCTGAAGGCAACAAAGGCCTACCTGGACGAGCAGGACACGGTGGGCGCGTGGCTGGAGGACTGCTGCGAGGTCGGGCAGGGCGGCTGGACGGCCTCGGCCGACCTGTTCAGGAGCTGGTCCACGTGGTGCCAGGACGCCGGGATGCACGCGAAGAGCATGAAGCGGCTGGCCGGCGACCTGGCCCGCAAGGGCATCGTGGCCGAGCGCAGGCGCATGGGACGAGGCTTCGCCAACGTCCGCGTGACGCTTGGTGACGCTTCCGTGACACATCGACAAAGTGAGTACTTGCCGTGATTCAGGCTAGGAAACGGCATTGTGTGACACATGTGACACATGTGACGCTTTCTGCAACATACGCGCATACGCGCGCACGCACGCGCGCACGAGGTCATATGCAACCACGTGTCACAAGCGTCACACGTGTCACGGGGACGAAAGGATGAACGATGAGGCACTGGAAATCGCCGTTCGCACCAAAGGGCTCTCAGCTACGTGGCAAGCGGCACCATTATTCCGGCAGCTGGAGCCGGCTGAGCAAGGCCCTTCGGCAGAACAGCCCGCTCTGCCAGGTGTGCCGCGAAATGCCAAGCGAGCAGGTGCACCACGTCGTGCCCGTGCAGGTCAATCCGAAGCTGAAGCTGGACCCGCGAAACCTGCTGGTTGTGTGCCGCGCCTGCCACGAAAGCCTCGACCATCCAAGCCCAAGGACGCCCCCGGCATAGGCCAGGGGTGGGTCGAAGGGCAAGGGGCAC